CGTGTACGCCAGTTCCTGAGAGGGATCCTGTCATTCCTGCGGTTGCTGTTGTGTTAGCTACGATAGTTTTTTCTAATGTTTCATTACTCATTTTATATTTTCACCTACCTTTTTTAGTTAAAAATTTCATTCACGGAACCGAGGAAAGAACCGTTCCACTTTGATTTTTTGATTGTAACTTCCTGAGACCCGCCAAGGTCCGAGGACTTCTTAATTGCAGTCTCTGATTCTACTGCGTCGACACGCTTTTGTACGCCATCAATCGTGTTCTTGATATCTTCTACAGCCTTTGAAAGTGCTGCATTTTGTTCTGCCAATTCTGAAATTCGACCATCTACGCTCTTGCTAAAAGTTTCAACTGTTTCTTTAATAGCTGTAACTTGTGTTGCATTTGCTTCTGAAGCCTTATTTAGTGTATCCGAGAAAAAGCCTTTAAGATCGCCAAGCATCTTTGCAAAATCAGGTTCATCAACCATAACTTCTGATACGTCGGCTGCTTTTTCTAGAACTTCGGCAGAAGCGTCCGCTACTGCATCTGCAGGAGCTTCTTCAACAGCTGGTGCTTCCTCTGCGGGAGCAACTGCTGCTGTGTCTTCTACGATTGCTTCTGGTGCTACTGCATCTTCAGCAACTACGTTTTCTGTATTCTCTGACACTTCTTTACCTCCTTCTATGTCTGCCTGTTTTGCAATTTGTGTTTCAGGCAATGACAATCTTGACTCTTTATGTAAATCAAGAATTCTATCTATTTCTTTTGCTTTGTTAACATCGTTTGACTCCACCCAACCAATTAATGTTGCAGGCTTGCCTGTAACTGGAGAATCGTAAGATGATTCTTTTGATACAAATACCGAATCGCTATCTGCACAATAAAAAATATTTTCTGCTACAACTTCTGTTGCCATTCCTTTAAATACTAGCTGACCATTCATTTTCTGAACAGACAAGATGTTGCATAGCTCATTTGCTGGTGAGTCAACTACTGACAATTCCAACAATGAGTACTCTTTAATAAATCTAACAGTCTTACCGTTTGACTTGTTAACTTCGTTTTCTGATTCTGTAATCTTTCCGCCGATTGAGAATCCTGCTAGAGTTCCATCAAGAATTTTTTCCCAAGTATCTTGTGCGCCCTTTGAAATGTATGCGTCAACATAAACTCCATTATAAAATTCTTTTGTTGATGGATCATAGTATGTTTCTGGCTTAAATGAAACCATCTTGCCAACTGCATTTGATCCATGCATCTCACGAATGTTTCCACGGAAACTTTCAAATGCTTTTAAGCTTGCATCTGCAGTGACAACGTCACCTGTTTGATCGACATTGTCCAATGTTGCAAAACCTGAGACAGTTCTCTTCTCACGGTTGACTTTTGTGAATGGTACAGATAATGTGATGTTCTCGCCATTAGAAGACCATAAAGATTTTTCAATGTTCATATGCTTAATTTTATAGCGTTATTGACTATAACGCAAATAATGGTTGAGCAGGGTCAGTCGACTTGTCTTCCGTCGCCCTGTGCATTTCGACCCTCCCCAGAGACATCTGGAGAATTTGCCGATCTTTCTGAATCCCTAGTTCTGGTTTTACCTGCCTGAGCTCTTGACTCGGCCTGCTGCTGTGGCTTTAATTCCACGACTTTATCCCCACCATCAATTGGGACCATACCCATTCTAATTCTAACTTCATTAGGGGTAATTACCTGCATTCTTAAATATCGCTCATCAATTTTAGATTGAGTGTCCTCATCTGTCAAAGTAAGCTCATTAAATTTAAGAAGTAGGGCATCTGTCATTTCTTCAATAATTTTATTTAATTTCTTTTCTAAATTCATTTGAGCTGGGCGGCAAACTTGCTCTCTAAATGTCTTATCTGCATCTCTTGCTACCGCTAAATTAACTCCTTCTGGAGTTCCAATTTTATTAATTGGGACACGATGAGATAAAAGAATTTCGTCTCTATTAGATTTACGATATACGTTAAATGAAGACTCTTGAGTTCCTGCCTCAATTGGCTCCATCTTAAACTCAACCTTTGAGTCTGGAGAATCTGGAGGAAGAGGAATATACAAAGATCTGTGATTTTTTCCTCTTAGTCCAACTTGGAAAAATTCAAGCAATTTACGCTCTGACTCTGTAGAAAGCTTTGCCCCCTTTACTGTAATAATATATCTAGGGACCGCCTTGTTTTCAAAATAGTCAAGGTTATACTTTCCAGCAAACTCGTTACCAGCCATAGCATTTGAAGATGCTACAATATCTGGAATGCCATAATAGTTATTTGTTGGCGTATACTTCTTTAGGTGAATAATTTCGTTTGGACGCTCTAGTCCACCATCAATTGGGTTAGGAGTATCTTGATCTCCAAAATTTCTAAAGTAGACAGCCTTCCCATAAAGGAGCTGTATGAATCCGTCACGCAAGCGTCTGACACGCATTGTCTTTGCTGGAATATGTCCAATATATCCTATCTTTCCAGCAGATGTTCTGCCAATTTCTAGGAATCCATTTCCTGTTGCCTCAACATCTGTGTAGGCCTTCATCAAAGTTTCTGTGAATGTTTCTTCTTCGTTGCAATTTTCTAACCAATCATACAAATCTTGACGTAGCCTATTTAGCTTACGACGTGCACGTTCCAGTGCCTTGTCGTCTGTAATGTTATCAAAAGCTTCATTTGTTTTTCTTGTTTCTATAAAATCGTGACCAAGTCCTACGATATTAGAAACCTTAGCATTAATTGCTGCATAGTTGTAAGGTGAAATTTCATAAATTTGTGATAGATAGTCTAGGTTGTATGGTGGCTCAATAAGGTCAAACATTGCATAGCCAGTAATTGCTTGTGCAAGTAGGTTCTGTTGTGTCTCTGCTCCGTCAATTCCCTGAAATCTTTTTTGTAGTTCTCTTCCTATTTTACGACGGAATGATGTACCAAGGCCTGTGACTTTAGTTAAGGCCTCTCCTTCAATTTTAAATGGGTCATTGCTTTTTGCTTCAACTGGCATATTAAATCTTGTCCAGTCTGCAATATTAGAAATAGAAACGTCTTGACCGTTTTCATCATCATTAACTTCTATCATCGTGTTCCCCCATTTTTAAGAGCCTTCATCTGATCCTTGTATTCGCCAATATCAAGAGGGTCTGGTGTAAGTCCCCACTTTAATCTCATTCTTTGCTCTTCGTATTCTTCGTCGTTGATTTTTCGTTTTCCCATAAGAAATTTAGGCCTGCCCTCATGTATACCGTATGAGCGTACTTCTCTAGCCAAAGCATCGATCTTGGATCTATTTCCTTTTTGGGACGTGACCGAAAGAAAATTCCCATCGTCGTCTCCAATCCAGCGTCCGTCTGGCATTTCCCAGACATAGATTCCGAGAGTAGTTTCGTTTTCATCGTATCTAGCGCCTAATTTTTTAATGTCCATATGTTTTTATTTTACCATTATTTACTGTTTAAGTCCAGCTTTTTGTCACGGGTTATGACAAAATTATACGCTTTGTAGCACAATCCAGTCATTATTATATGCGATAACGTCAGATTCTGTCAAGGTCAGTGACGGTTCTGTGACTGTGGATACCGCTCTTCCTGTATATAGCTCGAAGTGGGTTTCTACAATTTCTGCCGTTAATTCCTTTTCGTAGGTAGTTATATTCTTATAAAGATTGCTTGGTCCGCCTGTTGTCTCATAATTGAACTGAAGATCTCCAGTAACTGGGTTATTAAATACCAAAACCACATGGTGAGGCTGCCCAACCACTAAATATGAGTTTATATTTACTTGATTAGTTACATCTACATTATTAACATAGACCTTGTCTAAATTGGCCTTAGAAAGGACTCCAGAGCCGTCCCAGGCCAATCTGGTAGCAGAAGGGTCGGAAGCGTAGAAAAGGGTGTTAGAAGCCAACGTGAGGGGCGTGAAGAACATCTCTACGGACTTTATTGGGGATAGGGTGCTAATATCAAATCCTGTTAAATTTTTAGGCCTAATTCCATTTAAATAATTACGGGATAAAAGAGGATAGTTTAATGATCCTAAATAATATTCGGCATTAGATGAAAGCCTGTCTCCATAATTGTCAGCGTACAGATCTTTATTTAAATAAAAAGCCACGCAGAAAAATGATAGGGTTGGCAAATATTTGCTGGCATCTGAAGTAGACATAGTTATTTTAATATATAGTTTTCCAGATGGGTCAAAGGAGTCTTTAGTATATTGAGGAACGGGTTGTCCATTTACGCAATATGCCCATGTTGTTCCGTCAACGCTTGATTCGACAGTTATACCTAAATCATTTCTCCATTCAACCTTAGATGTATTTAAATTTAATCCAGATGGAATAATAATAAGATCTTCAATTACTAGACTTTTTGCCTGTGCCGTTTCTGTTTCAAAAAATCCTATACTGTTTTCAACTAGGTCAAAGTATGTATCATCAGTTAGCCAATATGTCCAAGGTTTATTTACTGGGTAAGAGTAGTCAAAATATGGTCTTATGTTTGCGTCTGTGCCGCTATATAAAACTCCTTCATCTGGATATGCAACCTGAATTGCTGGAGATGTAGTATTGCCATTTACATAGTGACGAATAATTGTTTTATCAGATAGTGAATATCTATAAACAGCTGGAGCGTCTACAATAAAAGAATCGCCTGCATCAGTAGTTGGCCCTATTTGCAAAGATATTGTGGAGTTTGCAAACTTAAAATTTTTTAAAGCTTTTGACTCTACAGACACTCCGTCTATGTATAACTCAATAGATCTTCCAGTATATTTTCCTACTAAATGAATAGCCTTTTTAGAATAGTTTAATGGGGATATTACGAACTCTGTTTCAGATACCTTAAAAATAATATGGCCCTTATCCCAAAATAATCCAATACCATTTGCCGTGTCTCCAAACAATCTGGTCACATATGTAGATGATATTGATGGGCTAACCCAGCACTCTATAGTAAAATCATTGTCTGAAGTATAAGATGTGCCAAAAGCTGCTTCTACTGTTGCCCCGTAATAATTTTTTGTAATTGGCACTGTTATATATGATAGATTGGTTATCTTTGTTCCTGATCCTCCGCCTGAAACTAAAGGGAGCATATTAGATGCGGGAGAGCCTACATAAGTCGCATTATTTCCACACCCTGATGAATCTGCAGCAACTGTACCAGAGCTTTCCTCAAGTGGCCAGAAGCCAATGGGATGATCTTTGATTACTTTAAGTTGATAACTCATAATTCTATTATACTACATTTAAAAAGTAGTATTTAAGAAACAACTTCTACGCCAGAAATGGTAAGAAGAATACCGCCTGGAATACTAGCCTGAGCAAAAATTCTATCTCCTGGATTTACGACTATTGTCACATCGTGGGAAATAATATCTTTTTCTGCGGCTGTCATATCTGGAAACACCTTGTTATAATTTTGTGCATCTTCTCCAGAAGGGGCTACATAAATAGAATACTTCAATGTTCCATTGTAGATATTTGAAACTATAATATTTTTTATAATTGCCTTATTGGCAAAAGTCTTAAGTGGTGTAGTTGCAAGCTGAGTGAGTATTAAAGGCCCAACAAATCTTTGTGGTTCATATGCCATTTTTTCTCCTTAGACGATAGTCCATTTAGAAATAAGGTCTCTTTCAACTTGACCCATTTCATAATCACTTACAGCTCTGTTGTAAATAATAATTTCGCCTAGATCAAATTGGCCATATGTAGATAAATATCTTCCAATTGATTGTCCTGTCATATTTGATGGTGCGCCATCTGAAGCTCCAAGGGCAACGGTAACGCCGTTTCTTCTAACTTCTCTTCTGTTATTTAAATTATCATATCTAATAGCATAAAGCTCTGGCTGTCCAGGAGTTACTGCTGGTACGATAGCGTTAATATCATCATTTCCAAAAACAGCTCTAGATGATGTTGGAATAGTATAACCAAATGCTAGGTTTGATCTTGTTGCTACTCCCTGTCCGCCGATAACAAATGATGTACCAGTTTTTGCTGTTTTAGTTGCAACGTAGAAAAATGTAAAAGATGTATTTGCAAGCCATGACAATGTTGGATCTACAAATGTCATAAAGTTATTTACGCCGTCAAATCTTAGAGCTGGCAATGAGTTTATTGCTGCTAAGACATATGTTGGCTGATTTGTTGATGTTGCTTGCACAAAGTTTCTTTGATATTGAGATCTATCCTTTGCCAAAAAGCACTTGTTTGTAACTGGTGTTACTTCAAAGTTATCTACAGCTGTTCCATCTAGCCATAGTTGTAAACCAAATTGGCTATATCTTGCTCTTTTAAATAAAGATCTCTGTGATTCTAACATTATGCCTCCTGCAAGGATTCGAACTCTTCAATACCAGCTAAATTTGATTCTAGCTCTTCTGAAGTAAAATCTACAAGCTCAACTCTGTAAACAGAACCATCTAGGAAGTATGGATCACAGAATATCATTTTTTGTTTTTCTGAGTCATGCTCTAAATATTCTAAAACTTCAACTAAGTTATTCTCTTCTTTAAAGTCTTCGTTTGGACCTGTAAGCGGAAAAGAAGTATTTGGAAATAAAGTCTGAAGGGTTCCAGATCTTTCTATTGTGTCTGAATTAAGTATCGCATAGTACATTTTAGCCGTGAGTCCATTCATTCATTGGAACCAGTGTTGGATAGTTTGTAGACTGATATCTTGAATCAAATGAGTACGTAAATGTTGATTTAAACAGATCGATGTTTGCGCCATTTGAGTAAGTGTTTCCCACAGAATCTCTTCCATATTTAACAATTCCTGCTGGGTCAACAACATATAGTCTATATCCTACGTTTCCGTCATTGTTAGAGCTTCCTGCGTGGAAAA